TAGCTTGCGGGCCCACCCACCCCACCCATTGCGGCCAGTAACCCCAACAAGCTTGAAAGCTTGCGGGCCCACCCACCCCCACCCCCTAAATTGCAAAAGGGGTCCCAAAACTTTGACCTTTAGTGCTAGATTTAGACATTCAACCGTGATAAATACTTTTCAGCAAAAGTGAGAGGTGCAAAAATTTTATAAAAAAATTTTATGGATGTAAGTAAGATAGACTTGAATAAACTTCCCGTCGATGCGCGTAGGGAGTTTATGAAATATGCAATAAAGTTTGATGAGAAAGTAAAAGAAGAAAAAGTACATAAAGACTTTTTAACTTTTGTAAAATCTATGTGGCCAGATTTTATACAAGGTTCACATCATAAAAAAATTGCGGATCAGTTCAATCGTCTTGCAGAAGGTAAGATTAATCGTTTGATTATTAACATGCCACCGCGACACACGAAATCAGAATTTGCTTCCTTCTTACTTCCAGCATGGATGATTGGTCGTAATCCAAAATTAAAAATTATTCAAACAACACACACAACTGAACTTGCAGTACGATTTGGTAGAAAAGCAAAACATTTAATTGACAGTCCAGATTATAAAAAATTTTTCAAAACGACACTTCGCGAAGATTCACAAGCCGCGGGCCGTTGGGAAACGGATCAAGGTGGAGAATACTTTGCAGCAGGTGTTGGATCGGCGATCACGGGCCGCGGAGCGGACTTATTGATTATCGATGACCCACACTCTGAACAGGATGCAATGAACCCAGAAGCTTTGGAGCGTGCTTATGAATGGTATACTTCAGGACCTCGTCAGCGATTACAACCTGGTGGAAAGATTGTTGTGGTTATGACACGTTGGTCATTGAAAGATCTTACCGGATCGTTGATCGGGGCTCAAAAGTCATTAAAGTCAGATCAGTGGGAAGTGGTAGAATTTCCGGCAATCTTACCAGATGAAAAACCCGTATGGCCAGAGTATTGGAAGTTATCAGAATTAGAATCAGTTAAAGCATCACTATCTATTCAGAAATGGAATGCGCAATGGATGCAGAATCCAACATCAGAGGAAGGTTCAATCATTAAGCGCGAATGGTGGCGCAAGTGGGATAAGGATTATATTCCAGAACTATATCATGTGATTCAAAGTTATGACACGGCATTCTTAAAAAAAGAAACAGCGGATTACTCTGCAATTACTACGTGGGGAGTATTCTATCCAGATCAAGATTCAGGACCTAATTTAATTTTGCTAGATGCATTAAAAGAACGATTAGAGTTTCCTGAATTAAGACGTAAAGCTTTAGAACAATTTCACTATTGGAAACCAGAATCAGTAGTGATTGAGTCCAAAGCATCAGGATTACCATTAACTTATGAACTACGTAAGATGGGAATACCCGTGATTAACTTTACACCCAGCAAAGGAAATGATAAACATTCTCGTATAAACGCCGTTGCTCCACTTTTTGAGAGTGGACAAATATGGGCGCCAGAGGCAAGTTTTGCAGAAGAGGTTATTGAGGAATGCGCGGCATTTCCTTTTGGAGATCACGATGACCTCGTAGACTCAATGACACAAGCATTAATGAGATTTAGACAGGGCGGCTTTATTGAGCACCCAGAGGATTATAAGGATGAACCTGTAATCCACGACAACAGGGAATATTACTGATGGACAAAAAAACTTTATTTGCCTTAACTGCAAAAATTTTCAATACCTTAAAAGGTATAGGCATTAAACCTAAAATAGGTGTTACAACAGGTATTAAAAGATTACCAGGATCTAGAAATTCATTTAATACGGACTTAAGTAAACTAGAAGGTGGCAATCCAGAATCTTTAAAAAAGTTAATTGCTAATGATGCAGATTTTTTACCACAAGCAACTTCTGATGAAATTATACAATACAATAATAATTTAGAATATTTAAAATCAACTTATCCAGAAACATTTGCAAAGCCACAAGTTGTAACAGAAGCAAAAACTGGAATTAAAACTTTAGTTGATGATCTTAATGAAAAACTTAAAGGTAAAAAGTCTATGGAAACTTTTGATCTTAAAACTGGAGAAGTAATTCCTACTAAAGAACCAATTATGACAGCAGAAAGTAAATCAAGAAAACTTACTCAAGATGAAATTGCAGACTATGAAGAAGCAATAGGAAGAGATTCTGAACAATGGATGTTAGAAGGAACTGTTGAAGAAGCAGAAAAAGCTTTAAAGAAAAGTAAAGCAGAAGAAGCATATTATCGTGGACAGTATTTAACTGGTAAATTAGATCCTGCACCAGGAGAGAAAAGTCAAAATAGATTAAACTTTTTAAGAAAAAAAGCTGAAGAAGCTGAAATGACAAAAGATAGAAGATTAATCAGTATGGATGAATTACAAGAGTTAGAAGATTTGGAAGGAACATTTCAACCAAAAACTATAAATATATCAGATCCTAAAGTTGCAAAATCATTTACAGACTTTGCAAAACAAAATGATCCTGAAGGATTTAAAAAAATTCAAAAGATAGTAGATGATATTAATAATAAAAATATTTTAGAAGACTTTGATGTCAAAGACAGAGAACCAAATGCAAAAGGTGGTTTGATTAGTGGTATTGGAACAATGTTTAGAAAGAGAAAAAGATAATGAGAACTGTTGAAGAAACTAGAAAAAAAATAAAAGAAGCTATACAAAAACAAATTGATAGCGGGGAAACAATTAATATCAGAAAAATTGCTAGAGATGTAGGAGCTTCCCAAACTACTACAGGAAGAGTTTTTTCGGAATCATTTAAAAATAATCCTAATGCAATATTAAATAAAAATAGAGATGCAACTAAAATTATAGATAAGATTATTTCTGAAGGAGAAACAGATGTTGATAGAATAAAAAAGATTGCATTAGATAAATATAAAATAAATGTTGCGGATAGAACTATTCAACAAAAAGTAAATATAGCAACAGATCTTTCTGTTTCAGAATATGAAAAAATATTAAGAAACATAGTAAATGATAAAACATATAAACCTCCTATTGATATATCAGCAAAAGGAAAAGGACTAACCGCAAATTATAGACAAGCAAAAAATAATTTAAAACAAGAAATTCCAAATATACAAACTTTTATTAATCAAAGTTCTGCTAAAAGAAAAAAATTAAAAAGAGCATCTATTCCTGAAAAAAGAGAAATGGATTTAGTAAGTGCACAGATGAGAAGAGATAAAAGAAGATTTGAAGAAAAAGGAAAAATTAGTTTGTCTAAAAGAGAATTGGATTTAAACAAACAACAAAGAGTAGTTCTTAAAAAAATAAATGATATTATTAATAGTAATCCAGAAGCAATATTAGAAGATAAGGAACTATTAGATAAAATTAGTACGCGTGTAGATAAAGATGGAAATATATATAAATCTAAAATTGATTTGTCTAATGTTCTTGATCCTAAAAAAGATGCAAGGTTTTTTAATTTATCACATGGTAAAAGAATTGAATTAGGAGGAGAATTATTAAATACTCCTGCAAATAGATTTGCAGCTCCTTTTTCTTTAAATCAATTTTTTACTCCTGACGCAGAAAGATTTATAGAAAAAAATTATAACAACCCAGAAGCTCAAAGTAAAATTGATGATATTGTTAATAAAGCAAAAGAATTAAAAGTCACATTAAGACCTGATGTTCCAAAAGGAACATTTAAAAATGAAATTGGTAATCCAGTTAGATTTATTGGTTATACTGAAAATTTAAATAAGCCAGTTGAAAAAATTATTGATGTAGTTAAAACTTATACACCTAGAAAATTAAATAAATTTACTTTACCTATTATTGCTGGAACAGCACTCGCAGGAACTGCACAAGCCAAAGTTCCATCCTCGGTCCAAGACACACAAACCGCGATGCAAGATCAAGTTGTAGAAGGTCAAGCACCACAACCTAAATTAGCAGAAGAAATTAAATATGACTCCTATGCAGGATTTGTAAAACAAGATGATCCAAACGTAAGAGCATCTCAATCAGATGTTTTATATTGGATCGCGGATAATGAAATACCCGAAGAAGTAACACAAGTAGGTAAGATGGTTGGTGAAGTAGCTGCAACCATTGGTGGAGCAACTGTTGGACTTGGTTTACCTGATGTTAAAAAAACAATTGAAGAAAGAAAAGCTATTGGTAAGTCTCCAATAACAGGAACTCTTGCAAAAGGATTTTATAGATTAGGAAGTCCACTAGCAACAGCTGGATTTACAGTACCTCAAATATTAGATGAAGATGTAACTGCAAAAGATATTGTAACAGATCCTTTAAATTATTTAGGACTTGCAACAATGGAAACTTTAGGAAAAAAAGCTGGAACGATTGCAGCACCAACAGCCGCAAGAGCGCCCGGTATTTTAGGATTTGCAAAAGACTTTGGATCTTTAAAAAATGTAGGAGAAGCAATTCCAGGTAAATTAAGCACAGCTTTAAGATTAGGATTAAGTCCAAGAGTTATAGCAGGTGCTTCTAGATTTTTAGGAATACCAGGACTTATTGCATCTAGTGCTTATTCATTATATGACTATCTATCTAACAAGGAATCTGAATAATGGATCGTAGAACTTTATTAAAATTATTAGGTGGAGTTGCTGCATTGCCTGCTTTAGGAAAGGCAATTAAAGGCACAGGTATTAAATCTATAAAAACTGCAGGAAAAGTATTGCCAAAAGTTTCTGGTATGCCTGAATGGTTTACTCCATTGGTTAATAAAATTATGAAAGAAGGAGTTGATATATCCCCTAAAGTTAAAAATGTTGAAGATATAGAAATTGTTAAAAAATTAGAGATACCTACTGAAGGTGGAAAATCAGAAACAATTACTCTTACGCAAAATAAAGCGACTGGAGAAATTTCTATTGAAGCTAATGTTTCTGGTGGAGTAGCAGATTCACCTTTTGAATTAAATTATAGACCACCTAAAACTGATATAGATGTAACAACAGGTAAGGTAATAAAAGAACCAGGTGATTTTTCTGTAGTAGAAAAAAGACCAAAAACACTTGCAGAACCCGGAGATTATGAATTTGATTATGATAACTTTAGTATTGATGAAGCTTTTAGTGATGTTGAAAAGTTAGAAAAAATTGCAACTGGAAAAATAAAAGATGTGAAAAAAATTGAACAAAGAGCAAAAGGCAGAAAGATGGTAGAAGAATCTCCTTATGAAGATATTATGAATAGATATCCAGATCCAATAGAACAAGATATTGATTACGCAGATGGTGGACTAGCTAGTTTTGCATATGGAGGATTGACAAAAACAGTGCCACCTGCTATGGGTCCTGACTCACAAGGTGTTGAAACATTATTCAGAAGAAGGTATAGTTAATCATGGCAGAAATTGATAAGTCATTACCCAATACAAAAACAACTATTGAAATTCCAGGTCAAGCTGAAATAGAACAAACTATTCAAGAAGAAATACAACCAACCGAATCTCCTGTTGAAATTAACATGAGTGAAGATGGTGGAGCAGAAATTTCTTTTGATCCAAGTGTTGCATCTATTCCAGGAGGAGAAGATCATTACGCAAATTTAGCAGAATTTTTAGATGAAAATATTTTAACAGACATTGGATCTGAATTAGATGAAAAATACAATGACTATAGATCTTCTCGTCAAGATTGGGAAATGGCATACACTAATGGTCTAGATCTTTTAGGATTTAAATATGAAAGACGAACAGAACCATTTAAAGGTGCATCAGGTGTCACTCATCCTGTACTTGCAGAATCTGTAACACAGTTTCAAGCACAAGCTTACAAAGAATTACTCCCCGCGGACGGACCCGTGCGAACACAAATTTTAGGTCTAACTGATCGTAATAAAGAAGATCAAGCAATGCGAGTTAAAGAATTCATGAACTATCAAATCATGAATGTCATGAAAGAATATGAACCTGAATTTGATCAAATGTTATTTTATTTACCATTATCAGGATCTACATTTAAAAAAGTTTATTATGATGCAATGCTTGGCAGAGCAGTATCTAAATTTATTCCAGCAGAAGATTTAATTGTTCCTTATTCAGCAACTTCTCTTGAAGACGCAGAAGCTGTTATTCATGTTATTAAAATTTCTGAAAATGATTTACGTAAACAACAAGTCAATGGTTTTTATAGAGACGTGGAACTTGGACAACCTCCATTAAAAGAAGACGAAATTAAAAGTAAACAAAGAGAATTGGAAGGTGTTCGAGTTGAAAAACAAGAAGACATTTATACTTTATTAGAATGTCATGTTAATTTAGATTTAGAAGGTTTTGAAGATAAAGATCCTCAAACTGGTGAGCCCACAGGAATTAAACTTCCTTATGTTGTAACAATCGAAGAATCTTCACGAGAAGTTTTATCTATTAGACGTAATTATAAATCAGATGATCCTTTAAAAAACAGAACAAATTACTTTGTACACTTTAAATTTTTACCAGGTTTAGGATTTTATGGATTTGGTTTAATTCATATGATTGGTGGTTTATCTAGAACTGCAACATCAGCTTTGAGACAATTATTAGATGCAGGAACTTTAGCTAATTTACCATCCGGATTTAAAATGCGTGGCATTAGAGTTAGAGATGATGCTCAACCGTTACAACCTGGAGAATTTAGAGATGTGGA